TCACAGAAAATAGACGTTTTTAACCGTCTTATCCTCATTAAGTTCTATTGATTCTATAATGCTCTGCCAAAAGGCTTTTCGGTTTTGGCGGTCAAGTAGCAGATATGCGCTTTTCCAGTTCTCGCCGAAGAGCTTTTTGACAGAGTTAATATTTTTCTTTGAGCGGTCAGGCTCTTTTGTTGTAAATTCGTCAATAATCGCTTTCAGCCGGGCGTATTCATCATCATAATAAGATTCGTCTATGCGCCCTTTGATGTAAGCATTTGTCAGCCTATCCATTTCTTTTTTGTATTTTTCAAAGTCAACAATTTTGTTTTCTTTTTCCATATATGCATTGGAAATATTTTCATATTTTGCAATTTCATCTTCTATGTGTTCCAACAGATAACTTTCTATATACCGCTCGTTGATATTTCCGCGGAAATTACATGCCCCTGTCCGGTACGGTGCATAACATCTGTAATAATGGTATCTCCATCCGGACGGCTGTACTTGACTTTGGCTTTCTAGCCGCCGGCCGCATTCCGGGCATTTCAAAAGGCCAGTAAAAAAGAAATACTTTTCATCCCTTGTATAGGATTTCATTTTGCTTTTACTAATACGCTGAAGTTCTAAAAATTCCTCTTTCGTGATATACGGTTCGCAGTAGTTCTCATTCTCCCTGTATTTTCCGTAATAAAACTCACAGGAAGTCAGGCGCTGCATAAATGAGTGGGATAATTGTAGGTTGTATTTTTCGTTGATATACCGTGTGGTGCCCTGTTTTACTTGGTATTTTCTGTAATGGTCTATCGCATCCCTCACGATCGCTTCTTTTTCCTTATCAATCACCATGCGGCGCATACCGTCAATCACTTCCGCTTTGTACCCGAACGGCATAGCGTAGGGGGATAGATTGCATTTTCCCCTCATTCGGGCATATTTGTTCACGTCCTTGTGACGCTCTGAATTAAGCGCCCACTCAAGTTCTGCGGTACTGGCAAGATCGTACATGAATTTCTTCCCGTAGGGCGTGCTTGTATCTATCATCTGGCTCACAGAAACAAGATTACAGCCGTTTTTTTCCATGTCGTGATATAAATTACAAAAGTCCCTGGTATTCCTCGCTATGCGGTCGTAACGCTGTATTACGACTATGTCTATTTCGCCGTTCTTTATATCCTGCATCATGCGCTGGAAATCCTTCCTTGCCTTAATGGAGTGCCCGGTAACTCCATAGTCCTTATCGTACAGCTTTATGGTGTAATTTTCATAATTTTGTCTGATGTAATCCTCACACATCTGGGTTTGCACTTCCATAGATTCCGATTTATCATTCTGCTTGGATTTTCTTGGGTATATGGCACAGCGCACAACGATTTTACTCATGACAACTCCTTAAATTTTTAATCCAAATATACCACATTTTACACCTACAATCAAAAACATTTCGCAAAAATATTAAAATTTGTTCTAAAATATTTTGCTGAAAACATATCATATTAATAACGGAGGTAGGGAAATTATGAAAAACCAGTCAGAAATCAGCGAAAACAAAGAAAATTACAGGGGGGGGGTAAAATGGTACAGGGAAAAGATTGTTGAGATGGTAAACCGTATTGACAACGAAAATTACTTACTAAAAATCTATTCCTTTGTAAAAGTGTTTTTCGAGGATTGACAAAAGAGGGCGGTTTATTGCCCTCTTTCTTTTCGGTTCTGATACATTTTTTCTGTCAAGACTTGCAATGCTTTCTTGCTGTCCGGGTCTAGCTCCATGTAAGCCACAATCAAATCTTTGATAAATTCGTCATTTCCCTTGTCTATCTGACCGAGATATGCCGTAACTTTGTCAAATAGCTTTTTGGGTTGAGCTCCATTTTTTATCCACTCTTCATTGTAACCAAATTCGCGGCATATAGACACAATCATGTTATTCGGAACATTTGTTCCGTTTTCCCAATTTGAAACAGTTGATTTTCCTACGCCAAGCATTTTTCCAAATTTTTCCATGCTCATGTTGCCATTTTCTTTTCTAATTTCTTTTATTCTATCTCCGATGTTCAAAATTATTTCCTCCTTTCGCCAAAATAATAACACAAATAAAACGAGAAAACAATAGAAAGTACAAAATTTGTACTTGACGTAGTTCAAAATATGGACTATTATATACATATATTGAACATAACGAAGGAGGTGAGAAAGTGAGTCCGGCTGAAAAACTGACAGAAGGCGACGAACGCCTTATTGCAAGAGAAATAGTAAAACTTCTCCGACAAAAAGGCGTTTCATACAACCAAGCTGTAAGAATTTTGAAAGAAGCGAAAAAGACGCTTCGTGGAATACCGCTTACTGGATATCAAGTTTAAAATGCTTAAGACTTTCATCCATTGTTACGTCAGGATGGTTTTTATCGTATTCTTCCAAAGAATTTGCGGCTGTTTTAAGTTCAGCAAAGATGCTGTCCGGCAATTTAGCAGAACAGTTAGGACAAACAAGGTTTTCTTTTTTGACAAGATACTTTTCTTCTACAGTGAACTTACATCCACAGTCAAAGCATTCAAAATTGTATGTACGCATATACGCTATCTCCTTTCTTATGTACTCGGCTTGGCAGAGCCTGTACATAGATTATAGGAGAAAAACGGACAAAATTCAATAAAAAGTGGGGCTATCCGTATCGCACACAGATAACCCCATAGCAACAGTAAAACACACTTACCATTGCTAGGAAACATTATAACACGTTCTCCTAGTTTTGGCAAAAGAAAAGGAGGACTTATTTATGCAGTATGAAGAAGTAGTAAAAATGATTGCAGACAGTGAAAAGAGGGTTGACGAAGTCTTAAAGGCGGCACGGCTTGACAGACACGAAAAAGTACATATGAGCATGGAGCGGCTGAAATTCTTGGTAGAAGCCGGATTGATGGCTCTTGGTATGATTCTGATTTTCGGATTTTTCTTTACACTGTTTTATTTATGTAGATAGGAGGTGTTACCATGGCAAATACGGTAGATATTGTAATCCCAAAGGAAGAGCAGGAGGAAATTCAGAACCTTGTTTCTTTGTGGCTTTTGCTTCCGAAAGAAGACAGGGCGGTTTTACTGTCCAATGCAAACGCTTTTCGGGTACGGAGAGACATTGAGAGGGCGAGGGCTTAATATGTCACAACCGAATAATCACAATCATTTCACAGGGAAGAAAAGATTTCAAACGCCGAAGAGAAAGAAAAAGGTTAAGAAAAACAAAGCCCATGTGAACAAATATGGCAATATGTAGTTTTCTACAAGATTTTGAAAGAAAAGTTTAGTCAAACAAGGAGGTGAGGGAAATCAAGAAAAAACCAGACAAGCACTATTATGCACTTTTGGAAATTATGAACGAGCAAGGCACAAAAATGACCCCAAAAGAATTGAGGTCATTACATAAGGAAATGGTACAGTATGGGCGGTCTATGGGTGTTCCATTTATGTACCGATACCCAAAATTTCCATTATATGTTCAAATAGTGACGCTATTGCTTCTAATAGTTCCTTCAATACTGGATTGGTGTATACGTCATATCCTCCGAATAGTGCAATTATTGAAATTATGGTAGGGATTGCAAATTTCCAGAATGAGTGGAAACGGTATCTCAAATACATTTTTCCATTATCACTGATTCGGAATCGGTTTTTAAAGTGTGGAGATATTTCAATTAATCCGTATTTTCTTAAGAATTTTCGGTTTTCTTTAAGGGTTGGATTATAACTTATTCCGAAAAATTTTATTTTTATAAGTATCAGAAATTGAGGAAAAGAAAGCAATAAATCTTTATAGGTTAAGTTGTTCATAAGATTTCTCCTTTGTATTTGATAAGGAGATTATAACACAAAAAGGAGGTGTTATCATGGCAGACATTAAAAATCTGGAACTTACAAAAGACCCGTTGACGAATATTGGAATTATGCTTCCCATGCTCAATGAGAGGTCAAGAGAAGCGGTGTCTTATCTGATGTATGGTTGCTATTTGGGTGAGTCTATCGCAAAGGACAGCCAGAGAGACAAGCAGTTGCAGGAAGCGTAGAGGGAGGTGAAAAGGATGTATATTCCAGAATTTGTTTGTGGCATTGGAGCCACAATCCTTGCAGAAATAGTATTGCTGATTGTTTATGCAATCTATGAAAGCAGGAAGAAAAAGAGAAAATAAAACGCCCCATTCAGTACCACGAATACTGAACAGGGCAGTAACCAATAAACCACATTTATTGGCTACGGGTAGATTGTAACATATTCTTCCTGTACCGGCAAGAGAACAGGAGGAAAACATGGATTGTGATGAAATTATTTTAAGGAGCGACAGTAACCGCCGGGAGCCTATGAGTTTCGAGCGTCTGAAATTTATTTTGTATTTCGTAGCAGGAATGACGGCGATGGTTTTGGGATTTATCGCTCTTTACATGATTATTTACTTTGCAGGCAGATAAAACCAGAAGATTCTGGAAACCATAACAGGGAAAAGGATGTGAAATTATGGTAGACACATTTAAAAACCTTACAGACGAAAAGATGGAGCGCATCATCCGGCTTCCGTATGAACTGCTTGCAAGACAGCTTGGTAAAGAGTATGGAATGGATATTAAGGTTGATGTGCAGATAAAGAAAAAGGAAGGTATTGGAATATCTTAAAAGTGCTGCTTTGTGCGGTACTTTACATATAAGGAAATTTTAAAATGATACAAAAATGTAATTTTGTGGATGGTATTGCGTTTATAACGATGATGTTATCCTCATCAGCTATGGATAGCGAAAAGATTTTATTTCCGGGAATTGTATGCCTGCTATCTTCCACAATACTTTTGATAGAAAGTAAGCGGAAGAGAAAGCATGGAACAGATTGAAAATAAAATGGTTGTTGACTGGGTATGGAATGAAAATGAATATGGATTGCCAAGCAGAACCAGATTAAAAAGAGAAAGACAAGCCTACAGAAAGGCGGAAAGAGAGGATAGGGAAAATGAGTACATTGTATGAGATTACAGGCGATTACCTCCGCTTGTTGGAAATGTTGGAGGAAGAGGAAAGTATTGACCCACAGGCATTCAATGACACCTTGGAGGGGATTGAGGGAGAGTTTGAAATTAAGGCTGATAACTATGCCAGAATCATCAAAGAACTTCGGGCAGAATCAGAAAAGTATGCTGCGGAAGTTGGACGGATGCAGAAAAGGATGGAGACGCTTGCGAACAATGAGAAGCGGCTCAAACAGCATTTGTATGAGAGTATGAAAGCCACTGGAAAGACAACGTTCAAGACGGATTTATTCAGTTTCAATATTCAGAAAAACGGCGGCTTGCAGCCTATGGAGATTGTGCCGGACGTGGAAATCCCGGACGAATACTGCCGGAAGGAGCCTGACAACATGAAAATCCGTGAAGCACTCAAGAAAGGCGCAGAATTGCCTTTTGCAGTGCTGAAAGAGCGGGGCGACCATTTGGTTATCAGATAAAAAATCATAGGAGGATAGGGAAAATGAAAGTATCAAAAATCATTATCAAGAATCTGTTCGGAATAACAGAGCAGGAATTGGACAGCCGTAGTGTGGAGCTGATTGGCGAGAACGGAACCGGGAAAACGTCTGTCATTGATGCTATCAAGTTTGCGCTGACCAACAAATCAGACCGGGACTACATTGTGCGCAACGGCGAGACGGAGGGGGAAATTATCATTGAAACAGATACCGGATTGAGCATCAACCGGAAATCCCGGACAACACAGACGGATTACAAGTCCGTCAAACAGAATGGGAATATCGTTCCCAGTCCGGAGGCATTCCTGCGTGACATCATTACTCCCCTGCAACTGCAGCCTATGGAGTTTATGCGCATGGGGAAGAAAGAGCAGAACGCCACAATCCTTAATATGATTGATTTTCCGTGGAACATGGAGACAATCCGGGAATGGTTCGGGGAGATTCCGGCAGATGTGAATTATGAGCAGAACATTCTGGCCGTTTTGAATGACATTCAGGCAGAGAACGGTACATATTTCCGTAGCCGGCAGGATGTGAACCGGGAAATAAAGTCGAAGAAATCCGTTGTAAATGACATCAAGGCAGCATTGCCGCAGGATTATGATGGCAACCAGTGGGAAAATGTGAATGTCGGGGAGCTGTACACGCAGATTGAGAAAATCCGTAAGTCCAATGAGCAGATTGAAAAGGCAAAGCGGCTGAAAGACGGATATGAGAACAAACTCCGGGCGATTGAAGCCGACAGGGATATTGCCTTGTCTGCCCTGAACAGCGAAATGGCAGCAAAGGAGCGGAACATTGAGACGCAGCTTGCCACCTTGAAAGAGCAGATTAATTCCCTTGAAAAAGAGAAATCCGGCTTATCTTCTGTTAGAGCGGATCGGGAAAAGGTCATTCAGAGCGAATATCGGGAGAACGTGGCAAAGCATGAATCTACTGTAGCCGCTTATTCGGAATATGCAGACAAGGAACCGCAGCCGGTGGATGCGCTGCTGAAAAAGGCAGAGGAAACCGAGAAGATGAAATCCCATATTAACGAGTGGCACCGGATGCTGTCTTTACAGAAAGATATTGAAGAACTGACAAAGAAGTCCACTTCCTACACGGAGAAGATTGAGAAAGCCCGGAATCTGCCCGGTGAGATTTTGGAGAAAGCCACGATTCCGATTGAGGGATTGTCTGTCAAGGATGGTATTCCGCTTATCAATGGGTTGCCGGTGAGCAATCTGTCAGAGGGTGAGAAGCTGGATTTGTGTATTGATGTGGCAATCCAGAATCCGGCAGGTTTGCAGATTATCCTTATTGATGGAGTGGAGAAGCTGTCTACAGAAATGCGTGAGCGGTTGTACAGTAAGTGCAAGGAAAAAGGGTTGCAGTTCATTTCCACCAGAACCACGGATAGCAAGGAATTGACTGTGATTGAGCTGTAAGAAAGGATATGCAGGGCAGTTTAAAAGCTGTCCTGCTGAATTAGGAGATTGGAGGATTAAGGAAATATGGCGACACCAGTATTGATTATTGGGAAATCTGGTTCCGGCAAAAGCACAAGTCTGCGGAACTGTTCGGGCAATCCTGACTGGAACCTTATCAGGGTAATAAATAAGCCTTTGCCGTTCAAAGGAAAGGTGGACGGCTGGAAGACGGATGATTATCAGACGATTATGAAATGCCTTATTCAATCAAAGGCAAGCAACATTGTTATTGATGATGCGGGGTATCTTCTTACAAATATGTTTATGAGGGGACATTCAAGCGCAGGGAAGGGCAATGATACTTTTGTCTTTTACAATAAGATTGGAGACCATTTTTGGAATCTCATTACTTTTATTACGGAAAAAGTGCAGCAGGATAAAATAGTCTATGTTCTGATGCATGAGGATAAAAACGATTTCGGAGATGTTAAAGCCAAGACAATCGGGAAATTGATTGATGACAAAGTTTGCTTGGAGGGCATGTTTACCATCGTTCTGCGGTGCATCGAGGAATCCGGCAAGCATCTGTTTGTGACGCAGGCGTCGGACGGGGCAGTCAGCAAATCCCCTATTGGAATGTTTGAAACGCTGACAATCGACAATGATTTGCTTTTGGTGGAAAAGGCAATCAGGGATTATTACAAGGAGGATTAAGGAATGCAGAAACCTACAAACTATGACGAAACGCAGGCAGGGGGAGAGTTTACCCCCGTTGAGTTAGGCGGACATAAAATGGTTATCAAGTCAGTAACGGAAATGAAGTCGCGAACTAACAAAGATATGATTAAGGTTGAGTTTGATTTTGCGGAAGATGATAAACAGCCTAAATACTTTTGGAACATGTTTGAAAATGATATTCGTCCTGACAAAAAATATCCCAATCAGGCAACAGAATACATAATGGTGTATGACAATGAGGGTAAATGCACCCGTAATTTTAAGACTTTTACTACTTGTGCAGAACACTCTAATGCAGGGTTTGAAATATCATGGGGAGATAAATTCTGTGAATGCCTTAAAAATAAGAAAATCGGCGGCGTGTTCGGAGAGCAGATGGACTACTACAAAAGCGAAGAAAAGAAAAAGCGTGTCCTACGGTGGTTTGTATCGCTTGACAAGGTTGCGGATGCCGCTGTGCCGGATATGAGTGAGACAAAGGCATATAAGGAGTACAAGCAGGGCGGCAATATGCCGAATTATGGAACGCCGGACAGTGACGGATTTATGAACATTCCTGATGGTATTGACGAAGAATTGCCGTTTAACTAGGAGGGCGGACAGTATGAAAGTAAAAGCATTAGTCAGTGGGTTTGACCTTACAGAAGGAAAAATCTACGATGTGATTTTTGAGTATGACACGGTATATGAGTTAAAGTGCGACACTGGCACATATTGCCGCCCTAAATCATTTTTTGAAGTCATAGAAGCTGATAAGGCGGTGTGAGTATGCAGGTGCAGGTCGATACTAGAGAACACGCCAAAGAATGGGAGCGCATAAAAGGGCAGTTTGACACGCTTGGAGTGCAGTATTTCCGCTCAAAAATGTACGTGGGAGATTATCAGTCTTTGGACAATCCAAGGCTGGTAATTGACCGCAAAAAGGACTTGCAGGAGATATGCGGAAATGTCTGCCAACAGCATGAGCGTTTCAAGGCTGAGTTACTTCGTGCAAAGGAGCAGGGGATAAAATTAGTTATCCTCTGCGAGCATGGAGCGGACATAAAAAGCCTTGAAGATGTGTACTTTTGGCAGAATCCCCGTAAGTATCAGATACGGTGGAAAACGGTCAACGGTAAGCGTGTCAAGGATGTAATATCAGCCAAAGCAGTGGACGGAAATCAGCTTTATAAGTCGCTGTGTACGATACGTGACAGGTATAATGTTGATTTTGTTTTTTGCCAGAAAGAGGAAACGGGGCAGAAAATCATAGAAATTTTGGAGAATGGGGGTGTTAATCAGTGAGGTTTATAGATGTAAGATCCCTTGTTGAATTCTTAACAAAATTGGAAGAAGCAGGAGAAGAGCATATTTCTTTTGGTGACTTAAAAAAGTTTATTTATGAACAGTGCGCAGCCTATGATGTGGACAAGGTTGTGGAGCAGTTGAAAGAAAATTCTTTTGTTCCGGGCGACAGAATTGGTGTGTCAGATACAAAAATTATTATGTCTGAAAAAGCGGTTAAAATTGTAAAATCCGGTGGAGTTGGTAACAGTGACTAAGGAAGAAATAAAAGACCTCTACTCCATGAAAGATATTATTGAACGGTATGGACTGCCGCGGCCGAACAGGGCGGGATTTATATGCTGCCCATTCCACAAGGAAAAGACGGCGAGCATGAAGATATATAAGAAAGATTTTAATTGCTTTGGCTGCGGCGCAAACGGGGATATATTCACTTTTGTAATGCTGATGGACGGAATATCTTTCAAAGAGGCATATGCAGCACTTGGTGGAGACTATGAAAATAGTTTCTCTGCAAGGCTGAAAATCTACCAAGCGCAGAAGAGGCGGGAAATGAAACGTAAGACAGAGGAAAAGTTGAAGCGAAAACGGGAACTAAACTATCTTCTGATGGATATATACCGCAAGTGGCTTAACCAACTGGAACCGCTTTCTGATGCTTGGGCGAATACTTATAACGATTTGCAGTATCAGGAATATCTATGGGAAATATTAAACAATCCGGAGGAATGCTATGAAGCCATTAAATGAATTAAGCAAGGAAGAGATTCTTTCCAGTGAAATTTTTGAAGAAATTCTGAATGAAATTGATGAAATAAAAAGAGCTGATCTGATTTCAAACTTAAAGCTTCGCGCCAAAGAATTAGGAGTGAAAAGTTTGTTTGATGAAAAGTTGAAAACCTATCAAAAGATTGATAAGGAAACGAAAAGAAAATTTAAGGCAGGAATATCTTCTGATAATACGTCGCCAGATTCCGATATTGCTGATGTGCTTCAGATGCTCGATTATAAAATTGAGTATGACAATGATGGAAATGAGAAAAGCAGGAAGTTACAGCAGACTGTTAGAAACTTTGAAATCATCATGGACAATGACAGCAGATTTGCCGGAAAGATTAAGTTTGACGAATTTTCAAGGCAAGAATACCTGATGGGTGAAATCCCGTGGGAAAGCGAAGCCTGCGACCGAGCATGGGGAAGTCATGATGATGCAGCGCTGTATTCTATCATACAGACAGATTATGGAGTTAAAAACAGGAATGATTATTTTGATGCCATTAAGAATGTATCAATGCGTAATAAGTTCCACCCAGTAAGGGATATTCTGGACAGTTTGGAGTTTGATGGAAATGAACATATAAGAAGTCTGTTGCCGAATTATTTGGGCGTGGAAGATACAGAATACTCCTACCAGGTAATGCGTCTTTGGATGCTGGGAGCCGTTGCTAGGGTGTATGAGCCAGGTTGCAAGTTCGACTATACAATGATTTTTACTGGTCCGCAGGGATTGGGAAAAAGCACATTCCTTAAAATGATGGCATTAAATGATGCATGGTTTAATGATTCACTTGACAGCCTGGATTCTGACAAAGCGGCGCAGTCGCTTATGGGAAGCTGGATTGTGGAGCTTGCAGAGTTGAAATCATTGGCGCGGACTGCCGGCGGCGTGGAGAGCGTGAAGCGGTTCCTTACCGCTGTGCAGGACAAGTACCGAGTTCCGTATGAGCGTAGAGCAGATATATTTTTGCGTCAGTGCGTGTTTGCCGGAACTACTAACAAGAGCGATTTTTTGCAGGACGAAACGGGAAACCGCCGTTTTCTGATTATTCAGACAGGAGTAAACAAACCTACAAAGAGCCTTTTCGTTCCAGAATCCATAGAGGACATGAAAGCAGCATGGGCGCAAGCGGTACATATTTGGAAAGAGGAAAGGCCAGAACTACTCCTGCCGGATTCCTGCCGGGACGAAGCGCAGCGGTTGCAGGACGAGAGCATGGCCGATGATGGAAAAGTCGGAATCATTGGAGCGTTTCTTGAAGATAAACAGCGTACTTGCGTTCTGGAAATCTGGAAGGAAGCGTTAGGAGAAAATGGACGGCCGCAGAAATGGCAGTCGTCAGAAATTATTGATATTATTCTATCATTTCCTAATTGGGAAAGGGTAAAAAACCCTGCCCGGTATAAGGAATATGGTATGCAAAAATTGTTACAGAAAAGACTACCATCTAACCCAAATTTGACTACCAACTGCATACCAAGTACTACCAGCTCAATAAAAAATGGTAGTTTTTCAGGAGATAGTAGTAAAAATTCAGATGATGGTTTTATGAATCTGGATGATTATTTGCAGGGAGAATTACCCTTTAAGTAGCAAAAACCATTTGATTTAGTAGTCTTGGTAACAAGTTGGTAGTCACTGAAACCATTGATTTTACTGGGAAAATACCAAAACTACTAAGACTACCACTATTTTAAAAAAGTATATATATAAATAAAAAGGATAGGAAAGAAAGTAGGAATAGTAGTAAAGAAAAAAGATTTAAAAGATTGTTTGAAAATCTGGTAGTCTTGGTAGTCATGGTTGCAAAGGAGATTATCATACAGAAAAAATGGAGGGAAAGGCAGTATGGCAAGAGTAAAATTTGAAAAGGGTTCTTGTGAGTGGTATATGTTTCAGGATTATTGGAAACTTTGTCAGAAATTTTGGTTTCCAGAGGATAATAATGAATACTGGGATGAAGTCATCAAAGAAACAAATGATTTCTATAAAAAATATAAGGAGATAGAGTTAGCGGAAAATATTGCTCTTGCGTTTATCAATACACTTGCGAAAATTTCAAAAAAAATAATGAGGTGATACCATGCGAAGAAAATGCCACACCTGCCTATGCCGGACATGCTTGAATATATGCAAATGTGAGGGATGCACAGGGAAGAAAGAATCATGTGAGAGATATAGCGGATTTAGGCAGTTGAGCATTTTCGAGCAGCAAGCCAATCCGCAGTACCATTCAGTTCCCCGGCATTCATGGCAGCATTACGGAATCAGCAAAGAACGGTACAGGCAGCTAACAGAGTGCATACGGTCTGGCAGATATGCCTCTCTCGCTTCGCAGGCGGCTCATACAGCCAATGAAACGATTGCAGAGTACATTTTACTGTCCGTCACGCAAAACAAGTCCTACGACGCTCTTAGAGTGAAATGGGAGCTGAAAGAAATGGAGCGGATTCCGTACTGCCGGACTGATTTTTATGGGATTAGGCGGTACTTCATGTCATTATTTGACAAAGAAATGAGGAGGATAGGGAAGTGAGAATGGTAATAACAGTTGATGTTGACTTAGAGGAATCAGGGTTGAATCCAGACGAGGTAAAAGATGATATTGTACAGTTTACAAGAGATTTACTCATTATTGGAGCAAGTGAGCAGGAGATAGGATTGACGCTGAGAGAAGTAGAATACAAAGAATAACTTGGTACAACTCCCCCTCAAATCTCCTGTACAATAGAATTAGGGGATTTAGGGGGATAAGAAAGAGGGTGTCTATTTGAAACATTATTGCAGATATTGTTCTCATTGTGTCGGGCAAGATGGCGGAATTGGATGGTGTGAGCATAGGAATGAAATGGTCAATAAAAAGAGTATTAGAAATGCCTGTAATGACTTTGATTTTTGCGAAATAGACGCTTTTTATTTTGATAGGTCGGATAATCCAGAGGATGCAAAATATAAACCAAGAGAAGCGAAAATCAAAGAATGTGACGGACAGTTATCATTATTCGGATGCTGATTTAGGGGGATTGTGGAGGGAAATATGGAGAGATTGACAATAAAAGCACCTTCGGGACTGATTCACTTGAAGGACAATACAGAAATGACTATGAATGTGGCAATTAAAAAGCTATCTGATTTTGAGGACTTAGAGGAACAAAACAGACTGCTGAAACTGCCTTGTGCGGTGGGGGATACGGTGTATGAGATATTTCCAAACGATGAAGATGGAAAAATAGCAGAAAAAGAAATTGTGGGCTTTTCTTCGGAAGCAATGATGTTTTATGGAAATCTTTTCTGGACACGTTTTGATAAAATTGGGAAAACGATATTTTTAACAAAAGAAGAAGCCGAAGCCGCATTGAAAGAATTAGAGAGGGGTAAGGGAGAATGAGTAATATTTTAATTGACAGAAATGCAGTAATGGATTATTTAAGAGAACAACAAGCAAATGTCATTATAGAGAAAAATAAAAACGGGTTTGTCAATGCAGATGTTTGTGACGGAATGAGTTCTGCAATAGGTGCTTTTATGAATTTTATTCTGCAAATTCCTACCGCCTATGACGTGGATAAGGTTGTGGAAGAAATGCAGGACTTATTATGGGACTGCTATACAGATAGTGGTGTCGGAATAGATAGAAAAACCGGATTTGAAGCATATAAGAGAGAAATGGAAAGAATATTGCGACATTGAATGAAATCAGTGATTGTATGGGTGGTGTAACATGGATAAGCTAACCCCAAAGCAGAAAGCAAAGGAAGATTGAAACATGATAACAGCGGATAGGTGAGTATATGGCGAAAGGAAAATATGAATACTGGCTGACACAGGAGCAAACGATAAAAGAACTTAAAGCGAATGTTATGTGGGAATCGGTAGGAAATGAAAAGAATTTGGAAGACAACATAGTTGAGAATATCGAAGAGATATGCGAGGGATTGCATCTTCCTTTGATTGAAGCAATCGGTAGGCAAAAGATGATTAATACAGGGGAGTTTTTCGTAAAGCCAGATATTATGGTTAGGCATATTGACGGAACAATGACTGTATTTGAAGTAAAAAAAGATAATGCAAAATATCCGTCAACTGGAACGTCAAATCAGATGAACGCAGTAGGACAGCTTTTGTTGTATAAAAATGTTCTTGAAAGTATTATCGGCGGATTAGTGAGAGCGGCATTGATAGATAACAAAATCCATTATAGGACGTATTGTGCATTTATAGGGAATAGATTGCCAATAACTCTTATTGATTTTCAGAAAGATAGGGTTTTCGTTCCCTATAATGGTTGGGAAATTGCTGGTTAGGTAGGTGTGAAATGGCTAATGTTGGCAGACCTCCAAAGTATAAAAGCAAGGAGGAAATTCAAGAGAAAATTGAACAATATTTCCAAGATTGCAAAGGGGAAATATTGAAAGATGATGAAGGAAATACAGTTTTTAATAAATTTGGAAATCCTATCATTGTTGGAGAAAAACCCTTGACTGTGACTGGACTTGCGCTTGCTTTGGGGTTTGCCAGTAGACAAGCACTACTAAACTATCAAGGGAAGAAAGAATTTAATGACACTATAACGCGCGCGAAGAGCGTTGTTGAGAAATATGCAGAAGAAAGACTTTTTGACCGTGACGGTTCAAACGGAGCGCAGTTCAGCCTAAGGAATAATTTTAAAGGTTGGGATGCGGATAAAGAAGAAACAGTAACGGAGGGAATAACCATTGTCAACAATATCCCAAAACCAAATACTGCTGACTGATATAATCGCTCCGTCTTTCTATTCTGTCCACTGGGATATACTGGAGGGCAAGCATACATATTACGACTTGTACGGCGGCAGAGGAAGTACAAAATCTTCTTTTATATCCGTTGAGATAGTATTTGGCATGATGCAAGACCCATTAACAAATGCGGTTATATTTCGAAAATATGCAGTTACGCTCCGAGAATCCGTATATGAGCAGATACAATGGGCGATTGATGCACTTGGGGCAACAGACTTGTGGGAAGCAAAGGTCAGCCCCCTATCATTCGTTTACAAGCCAACAGGGCAAAAGATATTATTCCGTGGACTGGACAAGGCAAAGAAAACAAAATCCATCAAGGTATCTCATGGATATTTTAAGTATCTATGGTTTGAGGAATTGGATGAGTTTGCCGGGATTGAGGAAATCCGAACCGTGCAACAGTCGGTACTTCGTGGTGGCAGTAAGTTTGTGGTATTTAAGAGTTTTAACCCGCCTATCACAAATGCAAACTGGGCGAATCAATATGTTAATGGGCCACGGGCGGACGCTTTGCGGCATAAGTCGGACTATACCACGGTTCCGGCTGATTGGTTAGGACAGCAATTTATAGATGATGCGGAACACCTAAAAGAAACCAATCTAAAAGCCTATCAACATGAGTATTTAGGTATTCCGGTAGGATTGGGAACTACCGTATTTGAATTTATCGAAATACGAGAGATTACGGACGAAGAAATCGCCAATATGGAGCGTATCTATCAAGGGCAGGACTGGGGTTGGTACCCAGACCCGAAAGCCTTTGTCCGTGTGGCATATAACCGCAATAAAGAAACACTGTACTACCTTGACGAGATGGGCGGATGTAAAATCCGTGTGGCTGATATGGCGGCACAGATTAAGGAAAAAGGTTATAATGATTATCAGATATACTGCGGTGCGGATGAAAATGAAAGCACAGTCGATTTTAGAGATGCAGGACTACCTGCAAGGGCGGCAGAGGTAGGACGAATGAGCCAGTGGGGCGGTTCCGTAAAATATACAATGGAGTGGTTGCAATGCCGGAAACACGTCATAGACCCACGCAGAACGCCCAGACTGTATAAAGAGTTTATAGAGTATGAATTGGAAGTGGACGCAAACGGGGAAGTCATACCGGCATACCCCGATAAAAATAACCATTGGATTGATGCGACACGGTATGCAATCAGTCCTATGGCGTTAAGAAGGGGGAATAGTGCATGAGTGATAGAAATAATAAAGAATCAAAGCCGGATTGGGGAAAGAAATGGTTTGAAAGCAACACTGTTTTTCTTCCAAAAGACAAGCCAGAAGTAAAGGCTTATTTGCATGAGTATTTAGGCATTCCGATAAAGAGGGCATGATACATGGGAATAATTCAAACAATAAAAAGGTGGTGGGAAAGTTTGTGGCAGAAAGAAGCACAGGGCAAATTCGGAGTGGAGACAATCGAAAGCGATGTGATGAAAGCGGCTCTTAATGATTGGGTGAATATCTATCAGGGTAAGCCGGATTGGATAGTACAAGACAGCGATATTGAGGGGTACAATTTCTCTAAGAAACTGTGTAATGAAACCGCCCGACTTACCACCCTAATGTTGAAAATCACAGTGGACGGCTCCGATAGGGCAAAGAGCATAAATAAGCTGATGGCAGGATATGTTGACAGAATGAAAAATGAGGAATGTGAAAAAGCCTGCGCATTTGGCTACATTGTCTTGAGACCGAACGGAAAAAGTATTGATTATGTTATGCCGTGGGATTTTGAACCAACGCATGAGACAGATGGAAAGATTGACGGCGGAATCTTCCGTGACCATCACCATGAACCGGGCGACAAATGGTATTATACACGACTTGAGTACCACCGTTTCGAGGATTGGAGAGTGCCACAGGATAATGATGTGAGATTATACCGAATCACGAACAAAACATATAAATCTACTGGCACAAATGGCATAGGACAGGAATGTCCGATAAAAGAAACTGTTTGGGCAGACTATGAGGAAGATATGGCATTTACAGGGGTAGAAAGACCGCTGTTCTCAATCTTCAAAATGCCGATTGCAAACAATATTGATTTGCAAAGTCCACTTGGCGTATCTGTATTCTCCAATGCTATCAGGGAATTAGAGGGATTGGATATAGCGTGGACAAGGCTTGATGATGAAACCTATGACAGCCAGCACATCACATTTCTTGGTGACTCTCTTATCGAGGAACCGGGAACACCTGTAAAGAAAAAGCGCTCTTCCGGCGGTATTGTTGATAAAATAGGGAGAGCATTGCCCCGTAGGGTGCGTATTCTTCCTGGAAGCACCACAGGAGAGGAATACCACGAAGAAACACCGACATTGCAAGCGGAAGATAGAATCAAGATTATCAATCACCGCTTGGATATGGTAGGCGTGAAGTGTGGGTATAGTCCGGGGTGGTTTGTACTTGACGGACGAACAGGAAGAATCACAGCGACACAAGTTGAAGCGGACAATCAGGAGACTATTGATTACATAAAGCATATCAGGGACGCTTTTAAAACAGCAACAGACGGACTTATCTATGCTATTGGTTTTTATCTTGACTTGGAGAATCCGAACGACCTAAGAACTGCATATTTGCCTGAGGAAGAATATAAAGAACTGGAAGCTGCTGGGGAGGATATGAAGTATTATTACACCGCCCATTATGCCTTGCAAGATATTACCTATAATTTTGATGAGGATAGATTACGGCATTGGCAGTATGTACAGGCGGGTAAATATCCTTTGTATCGGTTTTATATGAAATTTGAGGGTATGAGCGAAGAAGAAGCAAAAGCAGTAGCGGCAGAAGCCAAGAGCGAGAATGAGCCAAAAGAGGGATTGTTTGGGGAGGAATAGGAAGATGGAAAAATGCACAGAAACGTATTACAAAGCAAAAGACGGAACAAAGTTTGAAACCGAAGAAGAATGTGCAGCATACGAAACCGAGGAAAAACGGTATAGAGCGGCACTTGCGAAGAAAAACGAAGCCGAAAAGGAAATTGCAGTTATTGAGTATGCAAGATTCAAGAGAAGCGGCGGCTATACACATTCTGCAATCGGAAGTATAGGTTGTGGGCATGACGGATTTTATAAAATGTGCCCGTACTGTAACGAACAAACCGGAGGCTATGAGGGTGCAAATTTACACTTAAAAGTGGGTGCAAGCGTTTATAAGTGCGAGAAGTGCGGCAAATTCTTTTCTTATGCGTGAGGTGATTTTATGAGAATCAGACAGCACATAGGGAATGTTGATATTGATATAAGCGATGCAAGGTTACAAAAGAATCTAAGGAACGCCCAGCGTTTGTTGAATATGCAAATTGTCGCCGACTGCGACCCTCTGATACCATTCCAGCAGGGCGCACTCCGAAACAGCGTAAACTATCCGCAGGGGATATATGGTGGCGAGATTGAGTATAACACGCCGTATGCACATTATCAGTATGAGGGTATTGTATATGGCCCGAATATCCCAATAAGAGACACAGAGGGCAATATAACAGGTTGGTACTCACCGCCAAGCAAGCAACCGACCGGGCGACCACTTACATACCACACAGCAGGAACGGGCGACCATTGGTTTGAAAAGGCAAAGCAGCAGCACAAGCAGGAATGGATAGATTTAGTCAAGAGGACAGCAGGAAAGGAGTAGGGGAATGGTATTAGCATTTACAGAGGAACAGAAAAAAGAGATTGAAGCAAGGGGAATGACGGTAATACAAACAAAATTACTTCTTCACAGGTTTGTAAGGACGATTAAACCAGTCTTTGATAAGGTTTGGGATATGTGCAAAAACATGAGCAAAGAGCAGATGGAGGAATTTCTAAAGCCTGACGAGGACGAAAACTGATGTTGCCGCCGGAATACTTCGACCATAAAGAGGATAGATTGTTAGAGTTATACCGCCAACTTGAAAACTTTATCCTCAAAGACATAACCCGCCGCCTACTCTCCGCCGGGGAAATGACTACAACCGCCGACCGGCTTATTTGGAAACTAAAGCAGATGGGAGAAAGCCAAGCGGCGATTGAACAGAAATTGCAGAAGCTGACGGGGTTGACACAGAAAGAACTCCGCTCCCTCCTGCAAGATGCCGTTCTGACCTCATGGGAGGACGATAGAGAGACTTTAGGGCATTTAGGCATAGAATTATCCAATCCACTTAAAAATGCCGCTGTAATCCGTGTTATGGACGCTGAATGGAAAAAGAGTTGTAAGGAATTGGAAAATCTTACCAGAACAACAATGAATCGGGCTACACGCATTGACCTTATCAATATGCTTGACGAAGCTGATTTGATGGTGGCGGCATGTGTGCAAAGCTATTCGGCGGCGGTGTGTGATATTCTTGATAGATATGCCGGACGGGGAATCTATGTGGACTATCCGAGCGGCACACAGAGGACACTGGAAGCGGCGGTGCGGTGCTGTGTTGTAACGTCAATGAATCAGACAGCGGCGCAAGTCACGAATCAGTACATAGTTGAGGGTGGAATTGAGTATGTCCTTGTATCGGCACATTTGGGGGCGAGAGTGGCGCAGAAAGGACAGCCGGCTCTTGCTTCTCATGTAGACTGGCAAGGAAAAGTTTACCGGATAAGAGGATTCGAAAAGGGTTATCCTAATTTGCTGGAACGGACCGGCTATGATGTGGACCCGAATACGGGGCAAGGGACCGTTAAAAATCCGCTTGGATTGCATGGGTATAATTGCAGGCATTCACACAAGCCATGGGATCCACGCTTACGCAATCCCTATGTGGACGAAAAAGGTAATCTGAAAATTGGCAGCGAGGAAAATAAAAAACGCTATGAGCTTCAGCAGAAACAACGTGCTATGGAGCGGAGCCTGCGGGCATGGAAACGCAAACTCATTGTCAAGGAGCAGGAAATAACAGGAGTGGCAGAAACGGACGTTAAGGAGATGTTGCAGAGGGATTATGACCGTATGGCGTACCAGCTTACGCAGAAAAACAAGGCATATAACGATTTCTGCAAACAGAATGATTTACAGCCGCAGTATGACCGCATAAAGGTGGCTGATTTCGGAAGGGAGCAGACAAAGCAAGCGAATCAGGGCGCAAGGAGATATAAAAATGAGAAAAAATAGGGTATAATGCTCTTATTGGAGGTATGCGGATATGGGAAAACATATATGTAATGATTGTATTTATCACGATATGGACGAAGCGAGAACAGATGAAGGGGATTTTCTTTATTGCTTTTGCGCAAAGGGGAATACAGAAATACACGAAGAATGTGGTTGCGATGAGTGCATATACACAGGAAAAGGACAACCTATAGAATGTAAAGATTTTGTTCCTTTTCCTAACTGAATAATTGGTACAACCCCCGCCCGAATCTGTTGTAAAATTGTGACAGGAGGTAGGGAAGATGAGTTATATTGATAGTCAGATAAGAGAATTAAGAGAGATTGCGGAAATGTATGAGGGAATGGATGGAGGGGAACTTCTGAAGGAATGTGCCGATACCATAGAATCCCTTTATAAAAAGCTGAATGAAAAGAGTAATGGCGGCTGGATTCCATGCAGTGAGCGGTTGCCAGATAAAGACGGAGAGTATATTTGTACCCAAAAGATATATAATCTATCAAATGGGAAGTTATCAGGAAAGTTTGTTGAACTGGTTGAGTTTTGTAATGGTAAATGGAGGCGAGCAAAACATTTAAAGGTGATTGCATGGCAACCATTGCCGGAGGCGTATCATGGATAGATGGGAGTAAAATAATGTTTGGATTGTTTAGTAAGAAAAAAGCATATCTCATAAAATGGGAAAGAAATGTCCATGTTCCGCATGAAGTCCATGAAACAGTTATTCGTGCAAATTGCGAAGCTGACGCAACTTGGAAGTTCCTGCAAGGGCATAATGCCAAATTGGAGCAGATAGAAATTTTGGGTATAAAAGAGGTTGAGTATTATGGATAGATGGATTGAATACAACCCGAACCCACGTTCAAGACGTGTCGGCGATTGCGCTATTCGTGCGTGCTGCAAGGCTACGGGGCGCAGTTGGGACGAAGTATATTGGGATTTGTCAAACATAGCTTTTGACATGGCAGACGGGTGCAATTCTTCCAATGCGGTGTGGGGAGAGTATCTCAAACGGAATGGTTTTGTAAGAGTAGAGCCAGACTACCCTATGGATGTACATAAATTCTGCTGTAATTTTCCAAGAGGTACATATGTTTTAGGGGTTAATGAACATGTTGTAACGGTGGTTGATGGCATGTTCTACGACACTTGGGATAGTTCGGACAGGAAGGTTATTTATTTTTGGGAGAGGGGATAGACATGAAAGAAGATTTAAGACCTTGTATAGTCAATATTCCAGAAGTTACAGAGAGATATCGGACAGCGAAAAGCGCAGAGTTTCAAACAAGAGTTATAAAAGAAGCCGAAACGCACAAAGGATATTTCCATACATGGGCGCATGAATCCTATGTGACGAATGGTTTTATGGTTGGAACGACCGCCGGGCAAGTATCTACACTTTATGGAGTTGTGGAATATGAGGACGGCACAATACATAAGGTTGACCCGAAATGTATCACTTTTACTGACAGAGATTGCAAAGACTGATTGCAACCCCTCCACAAAATTGCTATAATGAGGGAAATACAGAGCGGAGGTGTAAGGATGGGAAATGTTCCAATGAAAATGCTAGACACGCCAGATTGTAGTATATGCGAAAAGCCTGATTGCACAGAGGAATGTTTATCATTCCATTACGGAATGTCAGTAAAAGTGTGTCCGAAATGCAAAAATCACAGCATAGTGAATGATGAGGAAACATATAAATTTTGCCCTGAATGCGGACAGGCGATAGAAATTGAGTAGCGGAGGTTTGGGAATGGAAAATAATTATTTTATCTTTTGTGATAGCAATGGAAGCCTGAATTGCATAAATATTTGCGATTTAACTAAAGAGCAATTATGCAATCTTGCTTCTAAGTTTGCAGAATATGCGGATAAATGTATTTCTGAAATTGGAAGGGGAAAGAGATATGGAAAATAAAGAATTGATTGATTTGTTTGGAACTGTACTAATCGGGATTGTGTGTCCGTTTGCGCTTTTGATAGACAAAAATCCGATTATTTCAAGGGAAAATGCAGGAGGGGAAGAAGTTGGAAAATAGGGATAATGTGAAGGAAAAAGAAAACAGTGCAACAGATGCGTTAGGCGCACTGGTTAAGCAACTTAAAGCAATGTGGACAGTGATTGTTCTTTTAATTATTCTGCTTGTCGGAACAAATATGGCGTGGCTGTATGTGTTCCAGTCCTATGACTATGTATCACAGGACGGAGAAGGACAGAACTATTACAACCACGAAGTCGGAGGTGATGTATTCAATGGGGCAGAAGGTAAGAGTGAAGAAGAACGGAAAATCGAAGGGAACTAAGAAGAAAAGAAAGTAGCGGTGGCATGAGGAAGAAGAAAGAAAAAGAAGTTGAAGGATTTGTTAAATGGGAATTGGAACTTTTTAGAAATGAGTGTAATTTCACACCTGACGAATCCATGTTCTTTGATTTGAGGAATGAAGGAGATGGAATGAGCTTTGAAGAAATCTCAGGGAAAATGGGATATTGCATGAATAAAATTAACAAACTTTCTGAATCTGTTACCGAAAAGATTATAAAAGTATTGCCACTTAAAGAAGCGTTTTTGAAGAAATATCGTGATAAATACGGCGAATAATTACATAAAAACCACAACAAAAACGAGGGTTTTCCGAGTATGGGAAATCCTCTATTTTTATGCGAAAATTTACCCATAGAAAGAAATCGGAGGGCGTTCAGATGGCATATCCAAATCAATACCAACCATATCAGTACCAATATGCGCCACAGGTGCAGCCGCCTATGGACAGGCTGGCGCAGTTGCAGGCGCAACAATACCAGATTCCACAAATGCAACAGGCACAGTCACAGCCGCCACAGACCAATCAAGGGCTTTTGTGGGTGCAAGGTGAAGCCGGGGCTAAATCCTATCTGGTGGCGCCGAATACAACCGTCCTTTTGATGGATTCAGAGGGAAGCCGGTTCTATTTGAAGTCTACAGACAATGCCGGTATGCCAAGCCTTAGAGTATTTGAGTATTCAGAGGTATCCAAGAACGCATCACAAGCCGAACAGAGCGCACAAGCGAATTTAGACGATAAATACGTCACCCGTGAGGAATACAACGCTCTACAGGGCAAATACGCAGAGATATTGGACAAGTTAGATAGCTTTCATGCCCCTGTTGTGGCTTCCGAGGATGCCAGAAAACCAGCGGCGTCAAGCAATAAATCAAGAGTTAAGGGAGGGGATTCTAATGAGTAATCCGTTATTTGCGGCACTTGGGGGAAATCCAGGAGGAATGACCGGAGGTGGCCCGTTCGCAATGATTCAGCAGTTTATTCAGTTTGCAAATGGATTCAAAGGAAATCCTCAGGAGGAAGTACAGAAACTTCTTAATTCTGGTCAGATGACGCAGGAGCAGTACAACGCTTTGCAAGGACAAGCTACACAGTTCCAGCAACTCTTGGGCAAGTTCCCAGGTGCGAACAATTCAAATTGATACAAATCTGCGCAGATTTAGTATAAATAAAATTCTTCGGAGGTAAATTATGATGGATTCAGGTGGAGTACCTATGACTATGCCTGTGCAGCCGGCCAATACCGGGAATAACGGCGGCGGCTTTGGCTGGGGCGGAGATGGAGCATGGTTCCTTATTATCCTTTTCTTATTCGCTTTCTGTGGATGGGGAAATGGAGGATTCGGCGGTTTTGGCGGCGGATTCGGAGGAAACGGAGCGGCTTTACAGGGCGCACTTACCAGAGCAGACATCAATGACGGATTTGCACTCAATAACCTGCAAATCGGTATTAATGCAATTCAGCAGGGTATCTGTGACGCTACTTACGCACTCAACAACGCAATTCAGAGCGGCTTCAACGGTGTGCAGTCGCTTATCTGCAACCTTGGCTCACAGTTGGCTCAGTGCTGCTGCGATATCCGGGCAGCTATTCAGGATGTTAAATATGAAATGGCACAGAGTACATGCACAATCACTAACCAGATGAGTATGAACACGAGAGATGTCATTGACAACCAGAACAGCAACACCCGCGCTATCCTTGACTGGCTGTGCCAGGAAAAAATTGACGCAAAGAATGAGAAGATTGCGGAGCAGGCAGCACAGATTCAGGCCTTGCAACTTCAGGCAAGCCAGGCGGCGCAAAACGCAACGCTTATGGCGGCAATGGACGCTAACACAGCACAGATTATCCGCAGAACCGGCAATGACTGCCCAATCCCGGCATATGTCGTACAGCCCCCGGCGCAGGTGACTTTCCCGACAAACTGCTGCGGACAGTTCAACGGCGGCGGTTGGGGGAACGGCTGCAATCAGTGCGGCAACTGCTAAAAACTGAAAAATGAGTATCTTTTCCGTGAAACATCGGAAATGTTCGGCATGAGCCGTTATTACAACGTGGGAGGGCAGAACATGGATTCTGTCCTTTTGCGATTAACTGAACATTGAAAACCGAATATAGACGATAGTTTGTGAACTTCTAGCTTTGTTAGAATGGTACATTTTCGGCTTCACTCTATGAGATAATATGTGCATAGAAAGGAGTAATAGGGAAATGACAGAACTGGAAGCGTTAGGAGTTATAAAGAGACTTATAGGTATAAGTCCGTCAGAAAGAATACTTAGAGCATTTGATATTGTAAAAAATGCAACAAGCAATAATATTCCGATGTCGGTAGAGCATGAATTTACTTGTCCGAGGTGCGGTACACATAATGAAACATGGAAAAAGAGAGCAAACACAGTAAAAAACGATAAAGTGTATTGTTGGCATTGTGGACAATCTGTGCTGATTGAAAACGGTAAAATGGAATGATTTTCTATTCAGATTTCAATTTAATAAAATAGAAGTTTAGAAACTATCGGCTATATGTCGGTAGTTTTTTATTTGGAGGAAAATACTATGGCAGAATATACTGGAATTGCCTTGCAGACCGTAGAAGCAGGGCAGAATGTTGTATTAACCGAAACCCCCGTGTGCGGTTCAAACTGCATTCAGCACAGGGAGGGGAGCGGCATTGTAAAATTAAGAGGACTCACCAATAACTGCAAGGCAAGATTCCTTGTCAGCTTTTCGGGAAATATCCAGATTCCGACAGGCGGCACGGTAGAAGATATTTCCGTGGCGATTGCAGTTGACGGAGAACCTTTGCAGTCTACCCGAATGATTGTAACCCCTGCGGCAGTGGAGAACTTCTTTAATGTGTCGGCACAGGCTTACATAGACGTTCCGAGAGGGTGCTGTGCAACCGTGGCAGTTGAAAACACGTCCACACAGGCGATTCAGGTGCAGAACGCTAACCTGATTGCAGTAAGGGAGGGTTAAGTTATGCATAAATTGAGAGAAAACGCAGAAAAAGAGTTAAAAGCGATTGAGGAAAAAGGCTTGACTTCTTCCAACCTTGACAACGCCTATAAGCTGGTGGAAATCATGAAAGGCGTGGACAAAATCAACATGATGCAGGACGGCGGATATTCGCAGGAGGGCTACAGCCGGGATATGGAAGATTACAGCCGTGACCGTGGCGGTTATTCCCGTAACGGCGATTACAGCCGGGAGGGGAACTACTCCAATGACTACGACAATGGCAATTCTTACCGCCGGGGCAGGAATCAGCGAAACGGACAGTATATGCACCGTCCGAACTATTCCCGCCTGTCAGGGGATGATACGGACATGGACGAGTACAGGAGCCGGAAGATGGAATACTCCAACAGCCGGGATGATGGAACGAAGAACAGAATGCTTGACGCTCTGGAAGATTTTATGTCCGGCGTGCATGGCATGATGAAACAGATGTTCAAGGACGCAGATTGCCGGGAGGAAAGGGAGATTATCCAAAACTGGGCAAGGAAGATTGCGGAGATGTAATATTGCAGAGGGGCGGCAGTGATGCCGCTCTTTTGCTTTAAGTTGGTACAAATAATTTATTGAATCATGATATGATGTAAATGGTTGAAAAAAGCTGACAAGAGAAACACAGTGTTCTAGTCCTTATAGCTTGGGCGGGCGGTTCAATTCCGCAAGTCGGTAGCTCCGGCGGATACTCCTATGTAACAGTAAACCCTGCACAGTCCTTGCAGACAGAAAATGGACAGTGGAAGAGGTCTGAAAGAGCGACACGGGTAAAATCCGTGATGGACGGCGGCGACTTATAGGAAGCAGACCATAGCACCGTGAGCTGTGTGGGACTATTCGGTGCAAAGTGGATAGTAGCTTAATGGTAGAGCCGGAGTAGGAGGCTAACCGAAACGAAAAGGAGTGCAAATCTCCGTGGCTATAGTGTGCCTAATATGCAGGTTCGATTCCTGCCTATCCATGAGCCTATTTCTTTTTTAAGGTTTTCTTGTTCAGGCAGATATGGAGAGCATATCAGAGAAAGAGAAACCGGAGTTTTGGAAACTGTTTGGCTTGAAAATCAGAATTGACTATCCATTTCAACAAGGAAATGGGTTCTGCACTGGGAGAAAGCGGTCAGCAATATCCAAAAGCGATTCCGCACTATTATCGGTTCGATTCCGATATGCAGATTAAGGACGGTTCGATTCCGTCTCAATAGCAGAGGACAGGTGCGACGGGGTGTTCCGGGCAGGAACGGAACTGATTGTGTCAAGTCAGATGACGACTCTTGACTAACCTACGGGCGTGACCCGGCAGTAGGACAAGGCTCGTCCGCATGGCAAGGTGGACGTAAAACTGTCAAAGATTCCATTCTGATAGGGGAGTTTTCCCCTGTCGGAAACCGCAAAATGGGGATGTACAGGTATCGACGGGAATATGAAAATTATCATTTCGCTAGAGTGGTGACTTAATCACCAAAACTTAAAATTAAACGCAGACAGAAAGCTTGCGATGGTAGCCTAGTCGCTACTGCCAAAACAATATTCCCTGTGGCGGGTAAATGTTTGAGGTTCATAGAATAGCCGCATATGAAGTTATCCATAAACAATTTGGAATGGATTGGTGGAACAAAGAAACTTTTGCTAGCCCAAAACAGCGTAAAGAATGATAATGAGTAGTATTTTCGGACAGGGGTTCGATTCCCCTCATCTCCATTACCTTTTTTATTTTGACATTATCTAATTTTCGATAAATTTCCTAACCCTCCTTTCAAGATGGTGCATCCGTCAGTAATGGTGCTGTAAAGGCGGTTCGATTCCGCACGGATGCATTACTGGGTGCAGTATAAACACTTACTCACGACAGCCGACAGTGCTGTATAAAAATCATGTATGGAGGACAATATGGCAGACATTTTTGAGATGTTGAAAGAAGCAGGGGTTGAAATTCCTGCGGACAAGAAAGACGCATTTAACAAGGAGTTTCGTAGGACTTACAAGAGTGAGGGCGAGATTTCAAAGGTAACGGAAAAGCTGGAAGCTGACAGGGATAACTGGAAGCAGAGAGCAGAAACCGCAGAGGAAACGCTGAAAAAATTTGACGGCGTGAACCTTGAAACCATGCAGACGGAGCTTGCAACGTGGAAACAGAAAGCGGAGACAGCACAGGCAGAATATGACAAGAAGATTGCGGAGCGTGACTTTGAGGATATTCTGAAATCTGCCATTTCCGAAGCAAAAGGAAGGAACGAAAAAGCGATCCGTGCCAACCTTGACATTGAAAAGCTGATGAAGTCGAGAAACCAGCGTGAAGATGTCAAAAAAGCCTTGGAAGATTTGAAAGGCGCAGAGGATACCGCTTTCATGTTTGTTGACGAAAAGCAGGAGCAGCTTGAGGCAGGACGGGCGAAACCGTTCACAGGGCTGCTGAATCCGAATGGCGGCGGCGCAAAGAAAATGACAAGGGAGGAAATTGTAGGCATGAAAGACATGACCGCAAGGCGGCAGGCTATTGCCGAAAATCTCTCCCAATTCTAAAAAAGGAGAATAATTATGGCAGATGTAAATATCACAACGGCGGCACATGAGAATTTAATCAAAAGTGCCGACATTGACGTAACAGCAAGAAAAATTGACTTTGTAACGCAGTTTGCCCGGAATTGGAAAGCGTTGCAGGACATTATGGGTATTACACGCCCTATCGAGAAGCCGAACGGCACAGAACTTACTTCCAAGTATGCAGAAGGCACGCTTGAAAGCGGTGACGTGGGTGAGGGTGAATTTATCCCGCGGTCACACTTTACCGTAAAAGAGAAACCTTACGCAAAGATTGTGATTAAGAAGTATTCCAAGGAAGTTTCCATTGAAGCGGTTGCGGAACACGGAGAAGAAGCGGCTATTAACATGACCGATGATGAGTTCCTTGTGAAGCTTCAAAATATCGTTTCCAAAAAGTTCTATGATTACTTGAAGTCAGGCGAAATGACATTCGAGGAAAGAACTTTCCAGATGGCGTTTGCTATGGCGTTGGGCAAGGTAAAAGACAAGTTTGAGTCCATGGACAGAAACGTAACGAGGACAGCTGTATTTGTGAATACACTTGACTTGTACGCTTACCTTGGAAGTTCTGACATTACCATGCAGACCGCTTTCGGTTTTAACTATATCAAGGATTTCCTTGGTGCAGATTTGGTATTTATTTCCAGCAAGATTGACAGAGGTCAGATTATTGCAACCCCAGTAAACAACATTGTTTCTTACTATGTCAATCCGAACAACAGCGGATTTGCAAAACTGGGATTGGATTATACCACAGACGGCGTTACAAACCTTATCGGTTTTGCAGTAGCAGGAGATTATGACCGGGCAACGGGCGTTGCTTATGCTCTTATGGGCTTTACGCTCTTTGCAGAGTACATTGACGCTATCGCAGTCGTGACAATCAACCCAAACAGCACGAACCCAGAATCTGAAAATGTTACACCGGTAACTGCTTCGGCAAAATCTACAAAGAGTACCGCAAAAGAGAGCAACTTATCATAAGGAGAACCCATGTACGCAGATTATGAATACTACTCAACTGAATATGGCGGAAAAATGTCTGCGGCAGATTTCAAGCGATTTGGCCGGAGGGCAGAGCGCAGGATTGATGGGATAACCGGGAATAAACTGCAATTTGCCTATCCGACCAATGAACGAGACGTGGAAGCAGTCAAGGACTGTGTTTGCGAGCTGGCAGACTTCCTCTATCAGATCTACAGTTACAGCGCAGCCGTAATGGAGAGCATGGGAACGGTGGCACAGGCTGACGGGACGTTAAAGGGCAAGGTTATAACGTCCATATCGTCCGGGAGTGAGAGTATAGGCTATTCCGCTGGTGGTTCTGCTAAGAGTGCTGTAGCAAAAGCGGCAGAAAGCGAGAAAGACCTAAATGAACAAATATATTCAAAGGTTAGCGGTGCTTTATATGGAGTGCGTGATTCAAACGGAGTTCCTATGCTCAATGCGGAGCTTTCCTACCCACGCCGCAATGCCCCGATAAGCAGACCGCCGGAGGATAAGCCAGAAGAACCAACAGAAACGCAGGAGGGATAAATGAAAGAACAAAAAGTGAATATTCTTGGAACTGAATGGAAGATCGTCACTTGCAAGGAAGAAGAAAGCGAACTGCTGAATGGGAAATACCGTGACGGTTGCACTGACAATTCCACAAGAACAATTTATATCTGTGAGAAAAAGCCTGACTGTGAATTGCAGGATTACGAGATGTGGAAACGTCTTTCTCTGCGGCATGAGATTTTTCATGCATTTCTTTTTGAAAGCGGTTTGGACGCAAGTTCTGGGATTACAAACAGGCCTTGGGCGGAGAATGAAGAAATGATTGACTGGTTCGCCATTCAGTCCCCGAAGATTTACAAAGTCTTTGCGGAACTGGATATTTTGTAGGAGGGTGGTTTTGGTGAAAACTCAAAAAGCGATTGATAACCTTATTTCGATGAAAACCGAAATTGAATTTGAATCTGACGATACAAAGCAGATGAAAAGAATCAAGATTGACACAATCAATGAAGCAATTAAGGCTTTAAAGAAGCAAATGGAAGATTAGGTGTTTGCCATATGGGGATAGGCTATGTTGACAGCGTGGTTGTCTACAACCGCTACATAAACGGACTTATGGAAACAGAAACATATTTTGGCACGAGGTTTGACAAAGTGCGGATTGAGTTCACGCAGGAAGAAAACCAGACCAGAGCAGGAAAAGAGAATGTAAGTACTTGTCTGCTAAAAATCAAAAACGACAAAACGCTTCCAAAGCCATTCAAAGACCCTAAAAAGTGGGAAAAGCTGACTACGGAAGAAATGCTTGAATACTTCACTTTGAATACTGGCGGTGATTTCTTTGTTATCGTAAAGCGAGAAGGACTTAACCTTGACATTGAACCCCCTACTGGATTGATAGAAAGCAGTACAAGTGAACTTTACAACGGTAATTTCTTTGAGTACATGAAAGCGAATTATGGTTATGTGTATTCTTTGAATAGCTTTGCACAGCTTGATTTAATTCCGCATTTCCAAGTGGGCGGATTGTAACATGGCTATGCGTTCAGCGTTGATACGGTGGACGTTTATACCTTAATACCAAGATTTGAAATAGGAGGAAGATAATTTATGAATTTTGCAAACGCATTAGAAGCATTAAAAGCAGGACACAAAGTAAAGTTACCGTCATGGGCGGGATATTGGGAGAAAGACGGCGATACTGTAAAAATGCACTGCAAGGATGGCAGGGTGTTGGATATTCGGGAAACAGAGGATGTTTTCTACACCCTTGAGAATATCGCGTCCAATGAATGGGTAGTCGTGGAAGCTGTCGGCGGTTGCAGCGATGATTTTGATATTCGCACTGTTAGATTCGGTGAAGCGTTGCGACTGTTAAAACAGGGTAAAAGAATGACACGCAAAGGCTGGAACGGCAATGGGCTGTCTGTGGTTTATCAGAAAGGCTATCCACAGGGGATTCCGTGCAACAAACAGACCGCCGAAGCATGGGGAATGAATGAGGGCGATTTGTTCAAGTGTGAACCGTATTTGCAGATTAGCACCGTGGACGGCTCTCATGCTATGTGGGTTCCGTCAATCCGTGACTGCTTGGCTGATGATTGGGAAATCGTGGAGTAAGCCGTTTATACGCTGATACCGAGGTTTGAGATTGGAGGAAGATAAAAAGTGAAAACCATTAAAAATATTATTGCAGAATCGGGAGAAGATTGCAGAGTTGACCTTGACATCATGCACGAATCTCTGACAAAACTCCCGGCTGAAATGTATCTGAATTTATACCGTAAAATGCACACGAACATTTACGGCTATCCCCCGGTTGTGAATTGGGGCGGCTGTTGCGGAACGGTTGAGGAAAAGAAGTCGGACATCAAGATTGATGTTGACTATTCAGAGGTAGACGAAGCAAGGAAGAAGATTGACGAATTGGGCGAAAAGCTGGATTCTGTCAATGAGTTAATCTCAAAAATTACTGGCGGCAGAATCTCTATTTATGCCAGCTTTGCAGAAAGCGGTAAGTAGCCTATGCCCGAAGAAATCAAAGAACGCCTGTCAAAAACGGAATACGATAAAGTTGGGGAAATGCTGCTGGAACTGATTGCGGAGTGTCCGTATATTCCAAAGGACGCAAAAATCAAGTACAACTCAAAGGAAGTTGGAAAGTGCGTGTACATCATAACCGCAGGCGGAAACATCAAGAGCCGGAATGTGCTTGGGGGATTTACGGCAGAACTAACTATTCAGATTGCCTACCAGAGTTTCCCACAGGGCAACGGTCAGATGATAAACGCACAGGCAGTTGTGGACAACATTACCGGGTGGCTTGAGGACATTCAGAATCTTCCCCGGCTGACAGGAAATAGGACAATAACGAAAATTACCGCAGGCGACAGCTTCCCGGATGTGGAAGAGGTTGAGGGGGATAAGTCAACCGTGTTTGCCGCTAATGTGGTGATGGAATATGAAGTAGAGTAGAAAGGAGAAATATTATGCCTGAAACACCAGCAACCCCGAAAACGGGAAAGATTTTAAGGGGATGCCGGGCGATGTGGCTGACGTTTGATAACGAAGGTTACACATGCCTTGGTAAAGACAGTGATGATTTGAGCATTGAGGGAAACAATGACAGCGAGCAGGTAAAAAACGTACAGGGCGAAGTCACGTTGGTGAACAATGGCTATACGCCTACGCTTAGTAATGACGGTTACATAGCAAGGAGAGAGGACGCGATTTATCCCTTCTTGCAGACGATTGTTGACACGCTTGCTACTGATGATGAACGCACATCTGCCACGCTGATTGTCGCAACTCTGACAGACGAAGTAAAAGATTCCACAACAAAGACGCTGACAGGGAAAGGGTTCAGCGTTCCTGTTAAGGTTGTATTTGATAGCGATGGCGGTGGCACTTCCGGGTACGCAATCCCATTCACGATTTCGGAGGACGGTGGGAGAACACAGGGAACGGTATCTGTGTCTAACAAAGTACCAACATTCACGCCGGAGGGCGGAACATCCCCGACAGCATTAAGCGAACCAACGCAGACCAAATCAAGCAGCAAGAGCAATCTTAGTTAAAATAATGGGGTGTATTCGTTTGGGATATGCCCCGTTTTTGAAAGGACAATAATATGGCAGAAATTGAAGAAATGAAAATTGAAAATGAAAATACCAAAACGGAAGAAATCAGGATTGACAACCGGGTGACGCTTACAAAAGTATATGTCGGTGGCGGTGATGATTTTATCGTGATTTCCGGCAATGATATTTCTATCTTTGACAGATTCCGGGCGGCTGGTGATGAACTGACAGCGTTGGCAGAGGAAATGGAAAAGAAAGAGTCTGCGGATGGCGAGATGGACTATAAAAAGGAAATCGAGGAACGGAAGTATTTCTCTGAAAAGGCAACTGCTATCATGGATGGCGTTTTCGGTGAGGGAACTACGCAGAAATTCTTTGGTGATGTGTATGCGGTTATTCCCAACTTCCAGCCGGATTTGGAGTGTTTCCTTGACTTTTGGGATAAGTTAATCCCGGTCATTGAGAGGTTGTCCGAACATAAGATTAAGCTGGAAAAACTGGCAAGCAAGCAGCGCATGGCAAAGTACCAGCCGAAGGACCATAAAAGGAAAGGCGCAAAATGATAGGCGCATTGCCTGAGGCATTGACGGTGGGAGATGAAGAATATCCTATCAGAACCGACTACCGCAATGTCCTTCAAGTGTTTGAAGCGTTCCAGGACCCGGAGCTGCAGCCGGAAGAAAAATGGATTGTGGCTATCTATCTGCTGTTTGAGAATTTTTCCTGTGATGATGATGTTCTGGAAGCTGCACAGGACGGCTTTGACTTGGGCGAGGCAATGAAACAAATATCATGGTTCATTTCTGCCGGGCAGCCGGAAAAACAGGTGCTTGAACAGCCGACATACAACTGGACGCAGGACGAGCAGATGATTTTTTCTGCGGTAAATAAGGTTGCCGGGAGAGAGACAAGAGAACTGGAATATTTGCACTGGTGGACGTTCCTAGGGTATTTCAACGAAGTGGGAGAAGGTACATTCTCCTTTATTGTAGGAATCCGGCACAAGCTGAACAAGGGAAAGAAGCTTGAAAAGCACGAGAAAGAGTTTCTCTCTCTCAACAAGGAACTGGTGCTGATGAAAAAGCCACTGACCAAGGAAGAACAGGAGCAGGAAGACGCTTATAAATCATTACTGGACGAGGTATTAGGATAATGACAGACAAAGAAATCGGCAAGACCGCCCGGGAGATTGCGGAGCGTGGCAATACTGCGGAGGTCAAGCGAAATAAGGACGGGATTTTGATTCTGGAAGTTGGAAGGAAGATTGTGAAAGCAGAGAAAGGGCAGTAGAAATACTGCTCTTTTAATTTGCGTATCTTCCCAATTTCGCCACTATCTGATATAGTGTAGGTATCATATTAATTTTATAGGAGGATGAGGGGAAATGGCGTTGATTAAGTGTCCTGAATGTGGAAATGAAATATCTGATAGGGCGGTGAGCTGCCCGAATTGCGGAGCGACGGTCAAAAGGAAGTTCTGTCAGCATTGCGGAGAAGCGATTGATAATGATTGCGTGGTGTGTCCAAAATGCGGAAAGCAAGTGGGAGAAATTGGAGGAAATGACAGAAATATAATCATTAACAATTCTTCCAGTGCGTCAGCCGCCGCTTCTGCTAGTGCAAGCGCAAATGTTCGCCCTGTGGTGTATGGAAGACCAAAAAACAAATGGGTATCCTTATGTCTTTGCATATTCACAATTTGCGGTCACAAGTTTTATGAGGGTAAGGTTGGTATGGGAATTTTATACTTATTTACTGCTGGACTATTTGGAATCGGATGGATTATTGATATTATCACGCTTGCAATGAAGCCGAATCCGTATTATGTGTAAAATTACAACTGAATATTGAGAGAAAAGGGCAGAGAAGAAAATTCTTTGCCTTTTTCTATTTTGGGTATTGACTTTGTACTGACATTTTGATATATTGAAAACGGAAAGAATGTACTGACAAACTGAAAGGAGATGATAGAATGTCGCCCAAGATGGGGCAAAAGTTGACAGATAATCCAAAGGACAAACGTATTCAGATTAGAATGGATAAGGAAGTCATAGAAAAACTGGATTGTTTGGTATCTGAACAAAATTCCGATAGGTCAAAGATTATCAGGCAAGGAATTGAGATTCAGTATGAGCAGAGAAACAAAAAATAAAAGCAGTCGGTCACTTTGGCGAGAGACGACTACTTTTATCGCTCACAAGAGATAAACCCTTGTATGAAATATATTATCATATGAGGGTATCTCTTGCAACCAAAAATTGTTGAAGGAGGTACTATTTTTATGCAGAAAATCTATAAAAACTCAATTATCTTTATGCTCGCAAGTGTCAGTGATGAGCGATTTCTAAACCAGATACGCACACTGTTAAAACTTCATATACAGAAGAAGGGGGCGGCGGCATGAGGAAATATTACAAGGTTGACCGCGAAGAATACATAAAATTAATAAATGATATTCTTTCAGAGACGAGCGACATCTGGATTCTTTGGCAGATTTATCTTAGCGCGTTTCATATGACAAATGAAGGAAAGGCGGAAATTGTGGCATGAACTATAAAGAGTTAATTATTTCATTTCTTGATAAAATTGAAAATCCACGATTTCTTAAAGCTATTTACATTTCCGTGCGTGACTATGTGAAAGAAAGCGAGGGTGCGGCATGAACGGAGTCAACGAAATAATTTTGAGAAACAAACCAGACCGTGAGCCTATGAGTTTCGAGCGTCTGAAATTCCTTTGCTATTTTGTAGCCGGAATAGTGGCAGAGGTGCTTGGATTCGGACTTGCACTTGTGATTGTATTGTGCATGGCCGGTGTGTTGCATTGAGATAACTTGGTACAAATCAATTTAAAAAGTATGCTACCATTAATTTGTAAAGGCGAAATGCCGGTTTATAGAGGGTGACGCATGGTGGGGTATGCTCCCACTGCCCTCTACTGTATGGAAAGTAGAGGTAAATATGAACGATGTAAAGATTTTTAACAATGAGGAATTTGGACAGGTTAGGTCTATTATGATTGACGGCGAACCGTGGTTTGTCGGAAAAGACGTTGCGGCAGCTCTTGGGTACGAGAAAGAGCGAAATGCAATTCAGAAACACGTTGATTCGGACGATGCCCTAAAACGGGGCGTCCTTACAAATGGCGGTATTCAGGAAATGACTGTTATTAATGAATCTGGATTGTATTCCCTTATTTTTGGAAGCAAACTGGAATCAGCAAAGAAGTTTAAACGATGGGTTACAAGCGAGGTTCTTCCATCAATCAGAAAGACGGGTACTTATTCAAATACGGATATCCCAAAAGAAAGTATTCCGGTTGGCGAGGTTGCCCGGCTGTCAACGGTCATGGACAGGGTAATGGTGCGGCAGAACTCCAAACCTCACGATATTGCAAGGGCGTTTGAAATGCTGTGTGGACAGTTTGGGATTGTGTTGCCGGATAACTTTGTAAATGTGCCGGAATACGAACAAATGACATTGATGAACATATAAAGAAATGGGGCGGCATCAACCGTCCTTTTTCATTTTAACTTGGTACAAATTTATTCTCAAACAATGGTACAATAAAAGAAATAACTTAACTGAATTATCGGCACGCCGCTAACTAGGGCGGTGGAAGGACTAAAAGGTGTCATGGATGCGTGTAATGCGTGTCTGTGGCACTTTTTTAATTTTTTTGGGTGATTTTATGGCGCAGTATGACGGAAGTATACGGATAAATACACAAATTGATACAAACGGAATTAGGCGTGGGGAAACAGCGGTAAGGGGTTCTTTGAATCGTATTAGCGAAGCCGCAAGAAGCACTGCCGCTCTCCTTGCTTCTGTTTTTGTTGTAAAAAAACTTATCCAGTTTGGAAAGGAGGCTATAGAACTTGGTTCGGATTTAGAAGAAGTGCAGAATGTCGTGGATGTGACATTTACCACCATGTCAGAAAAAGTAAATGAGTTTTCTAAAAATGCTGCCATGTCTGCTGGGCTTTCTGAAGCTATGGCAAAAAGATATGTAGGTACGTTTGGGGCAATGTCAAAATCTTTTGGTTTTGCGGAAGATGAAGCTTACCAAATGTCCACTGCACTGACGCAGTTATCAGGTGACGTAGCATCCTTTTATAACATTACGCAAGATGAAGCTTATACAAAGTTAAAATCCGTGTTTACGGGAGAGACGGAGACTTTGAAAGACCTTGGTGTAGTTATGACCCAGGCTGCACTTGACCAATACGCACTGGCAAATGGTTTTGGAAAAACCACTAGTAAAATGACAGAGCAGGAAAAAGTTGCCTTAAGATATCGCTTTGTCATGGACCAACTGGCCGGAGCATCAGGGGATTTTGTTCGAACATCGGATAGCTGGGCAAACCAAACAAGGATTTTAAAACTTCAAGTGGAGAGTTTGATGGCAACTATAGGACAGGGTCTTATCAACATTTTTACTCCTGTCATAAAGGTGATTAACATACTGCTTGGAAAACTTGCAACAGTTGCCAATGCTTTTAAATCATTTACAGAGTTAATAACTGGAAAAAAATCTTCTGCCGGAAGTGGAGGGGTGGCAGGAGCTGGGATTGTTGGCGGCGGATTGGGCAATTCCATTGACGGATATAATGATGCGGCAGACGCGGCAGATAATTTGGCAATATCTACAGAAAAAGTGGCTGATGCAACCAAAGATGCGGAAAAAGCCGCAGAAGGATATTTAAGTCCTCTTGATGAAATAAACAAATTCAGTAAAAATGAAGAACTTGCTGATTTAGAGCAACCGGAAGCAGGGATAGACATTGGGGATATCAGTGAAATTGAAAATATAGATTATGGGAAAGTAGCGGAGGGAGAAAATGTATTAGAAAAAGTCAGCGAATCGGCCAATGGGTTAATTGGGAAATTAAAGGAACTGGCTGGGATTTTTAAACATGGATTCTTTGATGGATTGGGGGATTGGGAATACAGATGGGATTCTCTGAAAGATAGTATTCAATCTATTAAGGATAGTCTTAAAGATATTTTTACAGACCCTGCTGTTGTTTCTGCCGCTGATAGTTTTGTAAAATCTGTAGCTTATATGTTAGGCAGTCTTGTGGGTGCTACGGCCAGTATAGGGCTGACGATTGCGACAAACCTTTTGGGCGGCATCGCAAAGTACCTTGAGCAGAATAAAGACCGAATAAAAGAATATTTAATTTCCATGTTCAATATTTGGGAAGAAGTAAACTATATGTTTGCTGATTTATTCCAGTCAATAGCCTATGTTTTTGAAGCGTTTGCAAGCGAGGACGGGCAACGACTTACTGCAAACCTTATAGGAATATTTGTTAATGCTTTTATGGGCGTAACGGAGCTGGCATCTAAATTAATACGGGATATTCTCAATATTTTTATACAGCCTTTTGTGGACAATAAAGAAGGATTTCGTACGGCTTTGGAAGGATTCCTTGGAGTTTTAGCAGATGTGGCTGGAACTATAAAAGATGCAATAGATGCTACGTTTGATAAATTGAATGAGGTATATGATAAGCACTTTAAACCGTTTTTTGACTCGATTGCTAATGGTTTGTCGGATTTAGTTAAAAGGTTTTTGGATTTTTGGAATGGAAAAGTACAGCCCATTCTTAATCAAATGGCAAAAGATTTTGACGAATTGTGGAAAACCCATATACAGCCGATGATTGATAATTTTATTGAACTTTTGGGTAAAGTTGCAGATTTGTTGAAAGCTTTATGGGAAAACATATTGCAACCTTTTATTGCATGGATTATAGATAATGTTCTTCCTAAAATTCTTCCAGTTATAAAGGCTGTATGGGATGAATTAGTAAAATTTGTAGGATATGTTTCAGATGCTATAAATTCTATTATAACGGTTATAGGAGGAATTATTGATTTTTTAACAGGAGTCTTTTCTGGGAATTGGAAATTAGCTTTTCAGGGATTGCAAACTGTTGTTGAAGGATTTGTAGAAGGAATTAGAACTATAGTATCTGGAATATGGGAAATTGGCAAAGATATAATCTTTGGACTCATGCAGGGAATTGTGGACGCTATAGTCGGCATCGGAGATTGGATACATGACCATATATTTAAACCTTTTATAGATGCATTCAAATCCCTTTTCGGCATCCATTCCCCCTCTACCGTCATGGCCGAAATGGGAAAATATATCATCCAAGGCCTGTTGGACGGAATATTAAGTCTTGTTTTTGATGTAAAAGCCATCTGGGAAGGGATGAAAGATACTGCGGTCAATATCTGGAATGGGGTGAAGGATTTTCTTGGAAATACTTGGAATTCCATCAAGCAGACGGCATCGCAAGTTTGGGATGGAATAAAACAAAATCTTTCCGAAAAATGGAATAATATAAAATCCGGCGCAAAAACCACGTTTGATAATGTCAAAAACGGGATTAAAGAATCATGGACAAATATCAAGTCCAACATAAAAGAGTCGGCAGAAAATGTAAAAACCAATATTGCTAATGCGTGGTCAAAAGTCAAAGAAACAACGGCATCCGCATGGGGCAATATAAAAGAAAAGGCGGTATCATCTGCACAATCCATGGCCGGGGGCGTCAGAGACAAATTTTCTGGGATGCAAAGCGCCGTCAGCAATTTTTCTTCCAGTGCGCAGTCTATTTGGTCTCGAGCCTGGGAGGGGATGCAGGGGAAAGTCGGTTCTGTGCTTGATTCGGTAAAAAATACAATAAGTTCCGTTTTTGGATGGATTTCCAGCACAATCGGTTCTCTTGGTAATTCCTTAAGGAACCTTACTTCCCGGGTGATTTCCTCCAGAAGCACAAGTTCCTATTCTTATGGGAGAAATTACTCTTTTGCACCAGCTTCCGCTCCTGTTTACCAATCCTCTGCATTTGATTCGCTTAAGAATGTTCCACTACCAAAGCTGGCCACCGGCGCAGTCATTCCGGCAAACAAAGAGTTCCTGGCGGTGCTTGGCGACCAAAAACATGGTACAAATGTGGAAGCTCCTCTTGATACAATAAGACAGGCGAGTGAGGAAGCGGTTTTAAATGTACTGTCAAAGATTGGATTTAATGGAAATATACGAAACAGCAATCCACAGACTATTATTGTAAAGATGATTGCAGACGGAAAGGAACTTACAGACTTGGTTATCCGGAATGGGGAAATACGGCAGATGTCAAGCGGCAACAATCCGTTCATGCTTGGCACTACATAGGAGGGTATCATGAGCAGACCTTTTGAATTTAATGGAATAGCTGTCAAAACGCCTGATACCTTCCAGCCGTCCATGGCGACCACATCAACGGAGGATTCTGACAGGACGCAAGACCTTGTAATGCATAACACTCCCATGGGTACAATATCAAGCTATTCGTTTGAATGGCGTTACATAGAACCGGAAGAAGCGTCGAAGATCATAAACCAGATCATGAACAAAAATCAGTATAGTTTGAGGTATTTAAGTCCTAATTCTGGCGCATGGGAAACAGATGTTTTTTATACATCAAATTATAATCTTGGTACTCTTAGGACGGCAAACGGTCATTTTGTTTGGGAATCATTATCATTTAATGCAGTGGGGATAAATCCAGTATGATAAATGCAAGTAAAGAATTTAAGGAAAAACTGAAAAACGGCGCGAATGTCGTAAACTATGCGGACATTACTTTGTCGGATGGCACGGTACTGCATCTTACCTATAAAGATTTTATGATAGGGGGATGCAGTATAGAGGACAAAACTACGGATGGTAAGTTCGGTGTAGGTTTTGTGATTGGTAAGACTCTTACAATAAAAATCGCAAACCACGATGAACGATTTTCTCAATATGATTTTTATAACTCCATAATCCGCATTTATGTTGCGATGGCTATGGATAATGGAACGATAGAGAAAATCCGCAAAGGGGTTTACTATGCCACAGTTCCTTCCACAAGAGGGGAAATTATAGAAATAAGTGCCGTGGATGGCATGTTTTTGCTTGACCAGGACTATTCAATGAATAGTTTGGCGTACCCAGCCACATTGCAGGCAATTATAACAAATGCCTGCCTTGAATGCGGCATACCTATTGGATTCCGTCAGTTTGACAATATGAATTTTGTAGTAAATGAGAAGCCGGAGACAGGAACATACCGGCAGATTGTATCCTATGCCTGCCAGATTGCCGGATACAATGCCCGGATAGATAATGACGGGTACATGCAGTTAATTTGGTACAACTCCGCATTATTGGAGCAGTATAATTATGTTGGTGGTAATTTTAAAATATATCCCCATGATACCATACTTGACGGCGGCAATTTTACGGATTACAGCACAAATACTATTATTTCCGGCGGTACATTTAATGATGCAATGCCGGAACATATATTCCAGGTAAAATCGCTGGATGTGCATACGGACGATGTGCAGATAACCGGGGTAAGGGTTGTTGGGGAAGATGATAAAACCGTTTTGTTTGGAGAGGAAGGGTATCTTATAGAGGTAAAAAACCCTTTTGCTAATGGGAAAGAGCAGGAAGTCGCAAATTACCTTGGCAGACGTATGGTGGGGATGATGTTCCGTCCTTTTTCTGCGCAGATATTAAACAATCCCCTGTATGAACCGTTTGAAGTAGTCAGGGTATCGGACCGGAAGAGAAATGTCTACATTTCGATATTAAACTCCGTGTCTTACAAGGTCGGTGGATATACGCAAGTGGCTTGTCAGGCGGAAGACCCGAGAAGAAACGGAAGTATGTATTATTCGGAAGCGGCGGCAGCAGTCGTGGAAGCGCGTAGGAATACAGAGAAACAGCTTACCACTTATGATAAAGCTGTACAGCAAATGAACCAGTTGGCGGGAAATGCTATGGGTTTTCATACAACGTATGAGGAACAGGCAGATGGGAGCCGTATTACATACTTGCATGATAAACCAACGTTGTCAGGGAGCAAAACAATTTATAAGCAGACTATTGACGGATTTTTTATTTCTACTGATGGAGGAAAAACATATACCGCAGGATTTGACAAGAACGGTAATGCGGTGGTAAATATCCTTTATGCGATTGGAATTGTTGCCGATTGGATAAGGGGCGGTACACTTACACTTGGCGGGGATAATAATATTGATGGCTCATGTGTGATTTATGATGCAAATAAAAATGAAATAGGAAGGTTTGACAAGGACGGTATTGTTACAAATTCGGCTAATATAACTGGTGGATATATTAATATTTACACCGATGACCAAAAAAATAGCAGAATTGTATTAAGGAGTGGCGGCGGAAATTACAATTACAAAATGGAATTATATCCTTTTGAGATGTTTTTAACTTCAAAAAATAAAAGCAATAACTCACTAAGTTCTTTAATACTTACCACGGCTTCTGCAATTTTTGATTCTGGTACTTACAGCGCACATTATGGAGGGAGTAGTATTGTTTTTTTTGAAAATAACACTATAAAAGGAGAGATTAGCAGTTCTCAAATAAAAATAAACGGACAGATTAAAAATGGCGGAACAACTATATCTGATGGATTATTGTCTTTAGGAAATGGTACATCTTTGGGAGGTGCATCATCTACTATAAGCGGATGGAATATTACACCAAATCAAATGAAAGATATTTCTGAAACTATAGTAATTAGAAAAGCGTCAAATCTAATAAATTCAAGAATAAAAATGGGAAATCTTATTTTGCAAGGAGGTGACGCGGGTTCTTATAGCGGACAAGCTAGGGTAGAAGTAGGTTCTCAAATGTATCTTTCTGATAATGGAACAACACAACTATGCAAACTTAAAAATTTGTCCGTAGATGGATATTTACTTGCAAATGGAAGTAAATCTCGTTTAGCAAAAACCAAAAATTATTCCAACCGCCTACTATACTGCTATGAAACCACCAAGCCATACTTTGGAGATATCGGAGAAGCTTCGCTGGATGAAAATGGAGTATGTTACATATTCATAGATGATATATTTTATGAAACTATTAATACAGATTGTCAATACCAAGTATTCCTGCAAAAATACGGGCAAGGCGATGTGTGGGTAGAAGAAAGAAATCTAAATTACTTCATTGTTAAAGGAAGCCCATACCTCAAATTTGGATGGGAGTTAAAAGCAAGGCAGTCAGGGTATGAAATGGAACGGTTGGAACGGTTTGCGCAGGATGAGCCGGAAGAAGCTATTGACTATGAAAAAGAAGCGCAAAATTACATAGACGGATATTATAAGGAGGTATTAAATTATGAAGAAAGCTACTAGTATGACAGTTTTGACTACGGCAGAGGGAAAGCGGCTTTCCATTACGTTTTCCGAAATTGACGATAATGGAAATATTATCAAGGAAAATGAGCGGGTAAATAAGGTAGTAGTAAACCGGAATGCCTTAGGGTGTATTACGGAGTTAGAAGAATTTGCGCAGGAAATTGTGGATGGTGAGTAAGCATGGCAATACAAACAATCAAAGCGACTATTCAGATGCGATATGGGCTGGAAGCGGACTTAAAACCCGACCAGCTTGTGACAGGAGAGTGGGCAGTAGCTACGGACAAAAAAAAAATATGGATGTGCTTTCGCCCAGGGCTGGTCCTCCGCATGGCAACCTATGAAGCGTTTGAGCAAGACATGAGGGAAATACAGCTTATCCTTGCGACATGCCAAGACATACAGGCGGCAGTGGAGCGGTTTATGCAGCTTGCTCAGCAACATGAGTCTCAGGCAGAAGTATGGTCTGTCACGTCCAAATCTTGGGCAGTAGGGGGAACTGGAACCCGGGAGGGGGAAAACACCAATAACAGCAAATTTTGGAGCCAGAAGGCAGAAGAGGAAGCAGACAGGGCAAAAATGGAAGCCGATAGGGCGGCAGCCATTGCTGGAATTGACATTGATTTGGAGCTGAACGAATCATCTGCCAATCCAGTGCAAAACAGGGCCATAACAAAAGAACTAAATAAAAAATTGTCAAAAGATGGTGATGCATCCAACGTCATTGTCAATTTTCAGCAGGCGGAAGAAAGGGAGGAGATTTTAAGCGGAGAAAAATTATCTGTTATTTTAAAAAAAATAAAAAAATGGTTTGCTGATTTAAAACCAGTTGCTTTTTCTGGTGATTATGCAAATTTAATTAATAAACCTAAAATACCTTCGGTTACCAATAATTTGCTGGCTACAATACCAGGTACATCACTGGACGCGGTGCAAGGTAAAATTTTATCCCAAAAAAATGAAGAAAATAAAAATAATTTATTTTACGAAAATATATCCCGCGACAAATTTAAGGAAAATTTGCTGCTAGTAAGCGTCTCAACGGAAAAACATGACGCAAACAAAACCCGTCTTGTATTAAACCCAAGCACAAATTCCCCTGTAACTGGCACTTTTTTAGGCATATGGAAATGCTATTGGTATGACAATGCGCATCTACTGGTGAAAGTAGAAGAATGTTATCCAATATGCGGCCGCATATGGACAAATTTTTATAATACAAGTGATTGGGGGGGATGGAAAAGTATTACGCCTCAGTAGGTTAGAAAGGAGAAGAATCTAATGAAAGATAAATTGCTGTTAAAAAATGGATTTGAAATCGAATTGGAATCCGGAGCAAGCCTTTTTGAAGTGAAAGTTTTATCCAGGACAAAGGAAGAAATGATTCGCATATGGGGAAACCTTACAGAAGAGAATCTTGGGTCTGTGTCCATGAAAAATGGGGATGGCATAACTGTAGCTACATATTCCAATCTTTTGCTTGTTTGTGAAACTTCTATATTGCAGGAAAACGGTTATATTTTAACAATATTCAATCTTCGCGAGAAGACGGGAACAGAAAAAAGGATTGAACAGTTAGAAAAAAGTGCGGAAGTATACAACAATGCAATCTATGATTTAGGTGGAGCTGTGAGCAATTTAGCAAGGGAAGGGGGTATCGTGTAATGGGGATGTTTTATGGGCTTAAGGTTTTAAATGGGGATATGTATATTGAGGACGTTCCAATATTTTGGAGGGATGCGACACAGGAATGGATGGATAAGAATGGTACAAATTCCTGCATTACATAAGGTAAAATTTATTTAATAAACATTTGAGAGGTATCAATATGTCAAACGAATTATTGGTCGCTATTGTTGGGCTAATTGGGAGCCTTTCTGGTTCCGTAATTGGCGTTGTCGGAAGTGCAAAGGTTCTTGTATACCGGGTGGCGCAACTTGAAGAAAAAATGCGGAAGCAGTGCGAAAACTGCTCTGTCATGGATGGTAGGATGGACAGGCTGGAGGCACGGGCTGATGTGATGGAAGTAAAAATTGAGAATCTGGAAAAGAAAGGATGAAAAAAATGAAAAGAAAAGTAGAAAAAATGACGATTGTAAGGACTGCGGTACTGGCGTTTGCTTTAATCAACCAATTTTTGACGATTAGTGGATATAATCCTTTTCCGTTTACAAACGAACAATTTGAGGATGGGTTTTCAATGTTACTAACAGCGGCAGCATCTTTTTGGGCATGGTGGAAGAACAACAGCTTTACGCAGGCAGCAATCTCCGCAGATGAACACATGAAAGATTTAAGGAATAAGGGAGGGGAATATGAAAGGGATTGACGTTTCATATCACAATGGGGTAATCGACTGGGCAAAGGTCAGGGAGTCTGCAGAATTTGCAATCATCCGGGCCGGTTATGGAAAGTCCACTATGGACAAGCAGTTTATTAACAATATATGCGGCGCACATACAGCAGGCCTGAAAATAGGGGTCTATTGGTTTATATATGCTGCCAACAAGGACGAAGCTGTCCTTAACGCAAAAATGTGTGAAAAATGTATCGAAGGATATAAAGATATCATCACCATGCGGGTATGGGCCGACTGGGAGTATGATTCTGATAAGCGCAACCCACAAACAAAAGAGAGCCGGACGGACATTGTAAAAGCATTCTGCAATTATCTGTCTGGTAAAGGCTATGAGACCGGAGTTTACTCCAATGTGGATTACTTGACAGGGAAATTCGGGGATTTAAGCAAATATCCTTTGTGGCTGGCAAAGTATTCGTCCAGCAAGGGGGATTACAATCCTTTTATGTGGCAGCATTCCTCTACAGGAAGGATTGCGGGTATCTCTACGGATGTGGATATGAATATTTACTATGGGAATATGCCAGCCAATGAAAACAATGCTGAATCAGCGGTGAAAGAGTTTTCCATGAAAAGGGATGGAAACACATACATATCCCGCAATTTCAAGGTGAGCGAATTCCGGTGTAAAGATGGCTCCAACAAAATCCTGATTGATGTGGATTTTGTCCAGAATAAACTACAGGCTATCCGGGACCATTTCGGCGCTCCAGTGACTATCAATAGTGGATACCGGACGGAAAGCTACAATAAGAAAGTAGGCGGCGCAAAGAAATCCTTCCACATGACAGGACAGGCCTTTGATATCGTTGTTAAAGGCCATACACCGGCAGAGGTAGCCCGGTATGCACAGTCGCTTGATATCAAAGGGATAATCCAGTATAATAGTTTTGTTCATGTAGATGGCAGAGAAACAAAGTACTGGGCGAAAAATAACAATGGAAAGGTTACTGTAAAGCCCAGTTTTTAGACTTTCGTGTTATCAATTAGCTTCTAAGGAAGCAGGATCTATCGGCGGTGAAATGGTTCGTAGGATGATTAAGAAGCAGGAAGAACAGATGAAATAACAAATCAAAAACGGCCCGTCTGGAAACAGGCGGGTTGTTTTTTGGAAAGAATAGGATGGATAGAAGATGTTGGCAAATGATGCCCGGGGTTTTGGGCTGTAGGCAACGGAAAGGATATAATTATTGCTATGGAAAAAAACATCAGGGATACGGAAGATATTCAAGATTGGAAAGTGATTGAGGAGGCATTCCGGGAAGGCGGGGAAGTTGACCGGTTCCGCCGGATGATAATGCAATACCAGTGTGCAATGTTGGAAGTGAAAACAAAGCTGGATGTACTGAATGCGGAGCTTTCCCTGCAGAACAGGAGGAATCCTTTTGAGACAATTAAATGCAGGATAAAATCACCGCAGAGCATCAGGGAAAAGCTGGAGAGGAACAGGCTGTCTCTAACAATAGAAAATGCAGAAAGAAATTTAAATGATATTGCAGGAATCCGTGTCATTTGTTCCTTTCCCGATGATATTTATATGTTGGCGGACTGCCTTCTGGCGCAGGATGACATTACTTTAGTTTCTAAAAAAGATTACATAAGAAATCCAAAACCCAACGGTTACAGAAGCCTTCATCTGATTATTGAAGTGCCCATTTTTTTAACGGATGAAAAGAGGGCTGTCCGGGTAGAGGTGCAGTTCCGCACGATAGCGATGGATTTTTGGGCCAGCCTGGAGCATAAACTGAAATATAAGAAACATATTAAAAAGGCGGAAAGCATAGCCAATGAGTTGTATTATTGTGCGGAGCTGATTTCCCAATTGGACGGGCGTATGCAACAGATTAGGGAGAAAATAGAGGAAGAGCCGGACGGGGTTAAGAAGATTCTTTCGGTCAGTGAAATTTAGAAAAGAAAAATGGGATGAAAAAGGGCTTTGTAGATATGGGGAAGAGTAAAAGAGTTTGCCGGAGGGCAAACTCTTTTACTCTGAAATCCCGTTGGATTGGGTAGAGCTTAAATAGGATAAATATTTCATTAAATCTTTTTTGCTTGTTTTGTTCAGTTTCCTTAAGCTAATGAGTACATCTTTTAACTGTACATCTTGGACGAACGTAGCATTTAAATCATAGGAGCCTGCCCGTTCCGGTTCCATGCCGAGTATGTAATCGGTGCTTACATTGTAAAGTTTGGCTAAGTTTACGACGTGGCGCGCAGGCAATTCGCGCTTGTCCAGTTCATAATAAGAATAAGCCTGCTGGGATATGCCAAGATAGTCTGCAACCTGACGTTGTTTAAGGCGGCTTTCTTCCCTCAAATTTTTGATTTTAACATGCACATTTGTCAATCCAATCCCTCCTCACTTCTTTGCGTTGTGATTTCCGATGCAGAAATATTACCATAAGGCTTTAGTCTTTGTACCGAATCACAACAAACTTACGTATAAAAAGTCATCCGGACAAGAAAAAAAGGTGGAAATATAGGATTTCCGAAAGGTTGTTTCGCTGCCAGAGCTAAATGAATTTATCAAAGGATTCCTATTGAGATTCATATGGTTGGATGGTAAAATAGAAACATTACACGACTGAAAGTAGATTACAAAAGAACAGGATTGATATATATGGTAGTATTTACCAGTTTGGAATTTCTTTTCCGATTTTTCCCGGCATTCCTTGCCGTTTATTATATAACACCAAAAAAATATAGAAATACCACGTTGCTGTTTGGGAGCATCGTATTTTATGCGATGGGAGAGCCGTATTATGTGCTGCTTCTCCTTGCCGCAGTATGGCTTAATTATTTTTTTGCAAAGAAAATATATTCCTGCAGGGATACCCGCAGGGGCAGGAAATGCCGGAAGGACAGGCTGGCGGCGGTTCTTGCTTTAGACGTAGGGCTGTTGGCGGCATTTAAGCTGCTGGGCATTTTTTTGGACAGCAGTATATTGCCGCTGGGGTTAAGTTTTTATCTTTTTAAAATGATTTCTTTTCAAGTGGATATATTCCGCAAAGAGATGACAGAACTGCCTACATTTAAGCGGACAGCCGTTTATTTTACTATGTTTCCCCAGATTGTTTCCGGGCCGATTATGCGTTTCCATGAGGGAAGCTTTTTAATGGAAGAACGGGAATATTCGCTGGAAAAGCTGGAAGAGGGGCTGCAATATTTTGTGGCCGGCCTTGGAACGAAAGTATTGTTGGCGGACAGGCTTGCGATTTTATGGAAAGATATCCATGTAATAGGCTATGAGAGTATTTCCACCCCGCTAGCCTGGCTGGGGGCGGCTGCTTATTCTATGGAGCTTTACTTTGACTTTTGGGGATACTCCCTTATGGCGTCGGGAATCTGCGTAATGCTTGGCTTTCCTTTTATCCAAAATTTTAATCACCCATATGCTTCTAAAAGCATCGGTGAATTTTGGAGGCGTTGGCATATAACGCTGGGGGGCTTTTTTAGGGATTACGTCTATATCCCGCTTGGAGGGAGCAGGAACGGGCTTGCAAAGACAATGAGGAATCTTTTTGCAGTATGGCTTTTAACGGGGCTGTGGCATGGGGGCAGTTTGAATTTTGTGCTTTGGGGGCTTGCCCTTTTCTTGCTGATTGCAGCGGAAAAGCTTGTGCTTGGAAAACTATTTGCAAAATTTCCGTGGATAGGCCGGTGCTATACTTTATTCTTTATACCGGTGACATGGGTTATTTTTGCGGTAAATGATTTGGGGCAGCTTGGCTTGTATTTAGGGCGGCTGTTCCCTTTTGCAGGAATAGGGGTTGCCCTGAACCCTAACGATATTTTGAAATATCTGGGGATGTACTGGTATTATCTATTGCTTGGGGTTATTTGGTGTATTCCGGTATTTCCACGGTTTTTACAGAAACATCGGAAAAATCCGGTGGCAGTAATATTGACGGCAGTGGTTTTCTGGCTTTCCGTTTTCTGCATTGTCAGCATGGAAAATAACCCCTTTGCATATTTGAAATTTTAG